GACTTCTGTGACTGGATTCCTCTGGATGACAACGAGGTCTACAAGTTCATGCGGAAGGGCTTGGTCGATACGGGCATCTTCCAGTTTGAGGGTTATACAGCGGCGAAAGGCTGCAAGCAGGTCAAGGTCAAAAGCATTGACGACCTCATCATTGTGAACGCATTGTTCCGACCGGCAACGATCAACGCTGGACACGTGGACAACTACTTGACAAACCGTGCTGCCCCCAAGGGGATTACGTACTTCAGTCCGGTGTTTGAGAAGCACCTGAAGCAGACGTTTGGCGTACCGGTTTATCAAGAACAAGTAATGGGAATCTTGCGTGATCTGGGATTCCCGTCGGACGAACTAGGCAAGATGCTGAAAGCGATCAAAGCATCGAACCAGAAGATCGCCGCAGCGGAGAGAGAGTTCAATGCCCTGAAGAAGGAGTTTGTTGAGCGCTGTATCGCTGACGGTGTCGATCCCGATCAGACAGACGAGGCGTGGGACTTCGTCCGTACGTTCAGTGAGTACTCGTTCAACCGTGCACACTCAACGGCATACGGATTGCTTGGCTACTGGTCTGCTTACCTGAAGATTCATCATCCTCTTGAATTCCACGCCGCTTTGTTAGAGACTACGGCTGGGACTCCAAAGGAGGATAAATATGTCAAAGAGACTCGTCGTGTGGAAGTTCGCCTGCTTCGTGCTGATGTCAACCACTCTGGTGTCTACTGGCGCATTGATCGTGACCGCATGGCTATACGCCGAGGTCTTACATCAATCAAGGGAGTCGGGGAAAGCGTTGCATCTGTTATCGCAGAAAACGCTCCGTATGAATCTATAGAAGACATGATTGAGCGCCTGCCAGCGTCACCGGTAACTGGTGGGAAGAAGTACGAGAAAGACGGAACACTGGGTGGGGTGTATGCAAAGTTGCGTGATGCCGGTGCACTCCACTCGCTTGGACTCTAGGAGGTAAGTGATGGCAAGCGCAGCAGAGATTGCTAAGCAGGTGAACGCCCTATTGGGCAAAGACGTAGTTCGGATGGCGAACGATCCGTACTTCAAGGTTGAGTACTACCCGACCGGGGTGCTGCCGATTGACATCCTTCTTGGTGGAGGCATTCCCCGTGGTAGGTTCACTGAGTTCTATGGTGACTTCTCTACCCTGAAGTCATATGTTGCTCTGAAGACGATTGCTGAAGTACAGAGTCGTGGTGGTACGTGCGTACTCATCGACACCGAACACTCGTTTGACCCGGAATGGGCAGAGTCACTTGGTGTGGATGTTCAAGAGTTGATCGTTCAACATCCTGACACTGGAGAGACGGCAGTTGACGTAACCGAGGCGTTCGTTCGTGCCGGTGTTGATCTCATCGTCTGGGACTCTGTCGCTGCAACACTTCCCAAGGACGAGCAAGAGAAGAAGGCGACGGATGCTGTTCAGCCTGCACGACTTGCTGCTCTCATGTCTAGGGCTATGCGGAAGTTGACCGCTGCGAACGGGAAGACGGCGATCATCTGCATCAACCAGACACGGGAGAAGGTGGGCATCGTATTCGGTAGTAACGAGTCTGTTCCCGGTGGGAAGTCTCTTCCGTTCTACGCCTCCTACAGGATCGCCATGCGTAAGGCTGGAAAGATTCAGAACGAGATCAAAGTCCACGATGGTGAGAAGTGGAACAAGGGCAAGCAAGTTACGGGTCACCGTATTCGTGCGACGCTGGAGAAGAGCAAGTTGTCCGCACCGAATAGTGAGGTCACTTTCATCTACGACCTGAACATGGCGGCTGTAGACGAAGCGATGTTCACTGTCGGTTACGGGCTGGAGTTTGGTTTAGTAGTAAATGAGGGACAGACATGGGCGATACCGGCAATTCCAGAATTCAACCCAGTGAGGGGGAGGGAGAAGTTCCTGACAGCACTACGGGAGAACCCGGAAGTGATGAGCAAGTTGAGGGAGGACTTGCTGACTTGCTCCCTTGGCGTGCAAGAACTCCCCAAGACAAAGGACGTGAAGCGGAAAAGCGACTCGTCAAACAGCGAGGGGGACGAGTCCACCCACGCAGCGGAGCAGGACGGATAAAGAACGACGGGAGTACGAGAGAGGCTGACTTTGAGGTCAAGCACACCGCACGCTCGTCATTCACTCTCAAAGGAGAGGAACTCAAGAAGTCATGGGTTCAGGCAGTCCGTTCCGGCAAGGAACAGATGATGTGGGTTATCGAATTTGAGAAACACGGTATTGTTGCTGAGATAATCGTCAAGCCTAAAGGGGTGATCATGGATGGGTAGTGCAGTTGCTCTCGCCAAGAAACTGAAGAAGAACAACCTGATCGTTACTCCGAGGCTGGAGTTGTGGCTGATGAAGAACAGTCACCTTCTGGTGTCGGAGAAGAACGCAGACCTACTGAAGGAGACGGTGCTGACCAAGCCCCGTGACCGGAGCAAAGCGTTCTCATCGTCTACCCGTGGTACGTGCTTGCGCTCACAGATGTTCCAGTACATTGGTGTGCCTGCCGGTGGAGAGATTGATCCTACACTGCACTCCATCTTCATCGACGGGACGTGGCGGCACTTGCGCTGGCAGATGATGCTGCTGGAGGCTGGCATCCTTACTGACATTGAGGTGCCGTTCCATAACGAAGAGTATCGCCTGAAAGGATCACTGGATGGTACGAACGAGGAAGAGGGCTGGGGCTTTGAACTCAAGGGGACGAGCAATTCGTCTGTCGTGAGTGGTGCTGCGCCTCCGTTCGATTACCACAAGTTGCAGATTCACACGTACTTTGTAGGTCGGCCTGACATTGATAGGTTCGTCTTGCTGTACGAAGACAAGCGCTACCAAGCGTGGCGAGAGATCATCATCGAACGGGAGCCAGACTTGGTCGTTGCCGTTCATGACGAGTTGGCGTACTTGAACGACTGTGTAGATGAGCGTGTTCTGCCTGACGTTCTGCCAGACTGCAAGAGGGGCACGGGCGTCACGTTCCGCAAGTGCAAATTCCGTGACATCTGTAGGGAGTGTGATTATGACTCAGCCGAAGCGCTTACGACGACCGTCTCAATTGGAGGACGCACGGGAGGAACAGCAAGCCCGAGCGAAGAAGCAGCAGGCGGTGAAGAGAGTAGCGGAAGCGGTAAGCGGCGCCGCATTGCCAAGCCACGGAGTTAGACACTTCGGCGTTCGTACCGGCGCATCTGACATTGTTGAACTTCGGGATGAGATCGACTACATGACAGATGTACTTCTTGGTCGTCTTGATCCACCGATCCCGCCTGAGAAAGTGTCAACACTTATGGAAGTGGCGAACGCCTTCTATGCGAGAGGGATGGAGATTGCATCGCACATCCAGCGCATGGAAACCGACGGTGTTGTTCTCCGTAATAGCAAGATGTACAAGTTCCGTACCGGTGAACTCAGGACATTCAACGAACTTGCTAAGGCCGCTGTTGATCTTGGTAGCCGTCGTATCACCGTTGCCGCTATGGAGTCTGAAGAGCGTTACGGGTGACACGGCCTTGACATATGAGATATAGTTCTCATTTGTGTCAGGTGATACTTATGTTCTTGGACTTGACCTCTCTAAGACGAGGGGTGCCATTGTCTGCTATGTCAATGGTGAGTACCGGGATCATAAGAAGTTCAAGATCAACGAACTACATGATGCGTATATGAACACTGCCGAGTTTGTCGGCGGTTTGATCAAAAGGCTTCCCACGAAGCATCACCTGTATGCTTACATAGAATCACCGGTTGTTGGAAGGGGTGGGGCGAAAGTCACTATCCAACAGTCGTTCGTCTCCGGCGTAGTTCAGTACTGCTTGCAGTGCAATGAATGGGCGGTAGACCTTGTCAACGTACAGAGTTGGAAGAAGCACGTTATCGGATCAGGTAACTCCTCTAAAGAGGCCGTCTCGGAATGGTTCGGTGTGAACCATGAACGAATGGGACGATTATTCGGAGGAGACCAAGACCTCATCGACGCAGCATGCGTCGGACTCTACGGAATTCGTTCTCTATGCGAGGCGTGAGCCGTGGATGAAAGACGCTAACTGTAAAGGACAGACCCACCTGTTCTTCTCCACTATGGAGGATGACGAGAATGCTAAGCGAGAGCCGGGTCGGTACAAGAGGATTGCTGCTGCAAAGAAACTGTGCCGGGAGTGTCCAGTAGTTGATGATTGCCTAGAGTGGGCGATCTATGTTAGACAGGCTCACGGAATTGCTGGCGGTATGACTGCTAGCGAGCGCCGTCGTTATATTCGTTCTCTGAAGGAGAAGAATCGTGGCAAAGAATAAATTCAACATCGAACTTGAAAAGATGAGTGATGATGTGCCGGAAGGCATGCACACTCTGATGAGTCAGATCAAGCAGGCAAAGGTAGACGATCTGAAGTTCTACCCCGGTAACGCACGGCGTGGTGATGTGAACGCTGTCGCTGAGAGTCTTCAGTACCACGGTCAGTTCAAGCCCATCGTTGTACAGAAGTCAACCGGGTATGTACTTGCAGGCAACCATACTCTTCGTGCTGCCAAGGAAGTTCTTGGCTGGAAGACGATTGGTGCTGTGTATGTCGATGTGGATGACGAGCAAGCAAAGAAGATTCTGCTTGCAGACAACCGCACGTCAGACCTTGGTGACTACGACTATGACGCTCTGTATCAGATTCTATCCGACGTGCCTGACCCTATTGGTACTGGCTATACGCAAGAGATCATGGATCAGATCAACGAGACGATCAACCAGATCACTTCTGAAGCACCCATTGGAACAGATGATGGAAACTTCGCTGACAAGGGGCGCTCAAGTCAAGATGATGACGACGGGCCTGATGAAGACGCTGAAGGACTTGATGATGTAACCGAAGTGATGGGCGGCGTCTCGTCATTGAAGCCAGACGTGATCTTTGGTACGAGTGATCCTTGGGGTCTTCCAGAGTACCTGCCAGACATGCTTATGGAGAAGATTGATACCAATATCGACACGTGGTCGGGGCCAACATCAAGCGAGGACGACGGTTCGTCTTACTACATCTATGCGTACGGTACTGATTCGACACGTGGTATGCCGTGGGACAGGACAATCCTTTGCTTCTACACAAGCGACTCACGATTTGAGAACTGGTGGGGCGAGCCATCCAAGTACACGGCGAAGATGCTCAATGCCGGTATCGCTTGTGCAGTGACACACGACTTCTCAATGTTTGCCGGGTATCCACGGGTGCTGCACTTGTTCAATGCCTACCGCACAAAATGGCTTGGCAGATACATGCAAGAGGCAGGTATCAAGATCATTCCGAACATCACGTTCTGCGATGAAGAGTCGCTGGTGATGTCGTGTACGGGTATCCCGGTTGGCGCTCCGGTTATCGCTAAGCAGTTGCAGACTGTTGAAGCGGAGAAGGAAGACCCAAAGGCTCTTGCTGAGAGGCAACGGTTGCTTGTTGAGATGGTCAACATGGTAGAGCCTGAACAGTTACTTATTTATGGCAACGAGCCGGGATTCAAGATTGTTCGTGAGTTGGAACTTCCGTGTGAGGTCTTGTACGTGGAGAACCGCAGCGTTCGTCGCTCACGCTGGCAGAAGGAGCGTGACGGAATGATCTATGGTGACAAGAAGACACGTAAGCAGGCTGCTCGGGTGACTGGTATCTCTCAGACTGGTGTAGCGACACGTGGATACTGACGAAGAGAAGAGCAAGGATACGTCTACTCAGTGCATGTGGTGTGGTGGTCAACTAGTGCCTGAGCATGCACACTACAAATGCTCTGAATGTGGTCAAAGAGACTCTTGTTGTGACGGGCCTTATTGACATCGGTGCTTATTAGATCGGGATTGTCTGTAGTAAAAACGCCCTCTGAGCAGGCATTATGCGGATGAAGAAAACTCTCATTTGAGAAAAATCTTCGTTGGACATTTCTTACGAGGAGAAGAAACGTGTCAGGTTGCCGTGTGACATACTTCGTATCAGAAGGTATTCGCACCCGAAGAGAAACGAGGTTCGTCATGGGTGATCGCACTCCCGGTGGTCGTGGAGTACAGGGCGTTGTTTTTATCCCGCCAAGCCGTGGCCGTCCAGCAGAGATTGTCGGTATTGTGACTCCCCGTCAAGGTGAGTCTATTCAGGATGCAATGGCTCGCTCGGGACTCCCGACTCGGGGTACTCGCATGATTCCGTATCAGCCGGTGACAGGCGGTCGTCTTCGTGATGGCGAAGTGGACATTTCTGATCTCGGCCTTTCGTCCCGTCAGTTGACTCGTAACTCTGTTCCGACTACCGCTGCCGGTCTCCGTTCGATTTCCGCTGACTTCGTTCAGGGCGCTCGCCGCTCGGTGGCTGATCGTCGTAGTGCTCAGGCTGCTGGTCGTGAGAATGTCCTTAGTGAAGCCAATGCTCTTCGCCGCCGTGTTCTTCGTCAGACCCGAGGCCAGTCGCTTCGTCGCCGCCAAGGCGCTATGCGTCGGGCCGGTCTACCTAGCCGTGGCGTCCAAGCACCGTTCACCGTCGCTGATGTGAACCGTGGGCGGATTCGCTGATTTTCACTGAGCCGACAGGCTTCACCTCCAAGTGAGTGGTTTGACCGGGGCTTGCGCCCCGGTCTTTCCATTTGTATTCTGAAGTAATGCCATTGACTACTGAATCTGATGAGTTATGTTCTACTGCTATGAGTGATAAGAGGAAGCGCCGTACATGGGGGACGTACGTGTGTGAAGCCTGTGGTTACACGTATGAACACGTAGCGCACGCACCACTACGTGAGGTGTGGCACTATATGTGTCCGAGGCGTACTTCTTCAGGCAAGGGCAAGCGCCTTGTTCCAATGATCAAAGTCGAAGAGGAATGATATGGCATCACCACCCAGCAAGATCGACCGCAATCGAAGGATGAGAGATGCTTTGGAACTCCGAAAGGCTGGGGTTCCATACGCCGCCATTGCGGAGAGGCTGGGTTGGAAGTCGCCTCAGTCTGCTTACAAGGCTGTTCAGAAAGCCCTGAATACACAGATCAACGAGCCAATTCAAGAGTTGAGACAGATTGAGATCGAACGTCTCAACCATCTTCTTATGCTTGTCTGGGCACGTATTCAGCAGGGAGATATGCGTGCGGTTGATTCGGCTATGCGGATCATGGAGCGCATCTCGTCTCTCCGGGGGTTGGAGGCGAACCAGCAGCAGCAGAGTAAAGAACGTGGTGTTCTTGTTATCGACGGTGATACAGAGGATGAGTACATTCAATCCCTAACACAGGTCAATAACGACTCCAATGTGGCATAGTGTAGACCTATGTCACGACTGGTACTGAAGAGATTCCCCCAGACAGACTCCGAACTGTGGCACTGGATCAAGGCGATATGGGGTATTGAGATTCCACGGGACAATGTGTGTCCCGATCATGTTGCACCGTTTGACGTTTTTTGCGAGGCGTACTTTGCACGCATGCCCCTGTCCATCTGGCTTGCTTCACGTGGTCTTGGTGGGAAGTCGTTTCTTCTTGGAACGCTCGCACTTACTGAGGCCGTGACTCTTGGTGTTGAGGTGACTGTTCTTGGCGGCTCTGCTGCTCAGTCTCTGCGTGTCCATGAGTGCACGCAAACTCTTTGGGGTTCTAAGTATGCTCCAGACCACCTGCTGGAGAAAGACCCGACTCGGTTTGAGACACGTCTGACAAACAACGCACATATTCGGGCGCTTATGGCATCGCAGCGATCTGTTCGTGGCCCACACCCGGCACGGCTCAGGCTTGACGAGATTGACGAGATGGAGTTGCCAATTCTTGAGGCTGCTCTTGGTCAGCCGATGCCACAGCGTGGTGTTGACAGTCAGACTGTCTGCTCTTCTACGCACCAGTATCCAGATGGCACGGTGACCGAGATGCTTAGGAGGCAGGGAGATCAGCCGGACTGGTCAAAGCACGTGTGGTGCTATAAGGAGTCGATGGGTACGGAGAAGAATCCCGGATGGTTGTCTCAGAACGAAGTGAATCGTAAGAAAGCGATCATTCCGAAGGCCATGTGGGAGGCGGAGTTTGAGATGCAGGAGCCATCGTTTGATGGTCGTGCTATCGACACTGATGCCATCGACGCAGTGTTCAGTCCAGACGTTGGTACGTACAAGGGCGATCCGGGTGAGTTCATTATGATTGAACCGCCTGAAGAAAACGGGCGATACGTCACTGGCGTGGACTGGGCTAAAGAGCGTGACTGGACGGTCATTCGTACGTTCAAGGACGAAGGCATGGTCTGGCGTGAGGTGGCGTTTGAGCGTATTGGGCGTAT